CTGGGCGGCCAGCCCCTGCCGCGCGGCAAGGTCATGTACGGCATGGCCAGGCAGTATATGCGCGATGAGGCCCGCGACACAGATACAGATTGGAGCATACAGGACGGCAAGGTGCAGATGGTGCCGCGCAGGGGCTATTTGCCGGGCGAAGCTGTGCTGCTGACGCATGAGACTGGCCTGGTCGGCACACCGGAACAGACGCAGGAGGGCATTACCGTGCGGGCGCTGCTTAACCCCCTGTTACGCATTGGGGGGCGCATCAAGCTTGACAATAAAAGCGTCAAGAAGATGCAGAGCCCGCTCAAAATGGCCGCTGGACAAACTGCCCCGCGCCTGGACGACGACGGCATTTACCGCATTTTGAAAGTGGAATTTACGGGCGATACGCGTGGGAACGACTGGTACGCGGATATGCTGTGCATTGGCATTGATGATACCAGCCGTTTGCCCCTGGATATGGTGAAGTAATGGACAGACGTGAACGACAGAATGATTTTTTGGAGAGCCTGCGGCTGGCGCAAGAAGGACAACAGGCTCAGATGTGGACGGCGCTGCCCGGCATTGTGACAGCGTTTGATCCTGTGGCCATGACTGTAAGCGTGCAGCCTGCCGTGCAAGGCAGTGTGCGGGACGAAAACGGCAACAGCAAAAACGTGCAAATGCCGTTGCTGGTTGACGTACCCGTGGTTTTTCCCTGCGGGGGCGGCTTCAGCCTGACTTATCCAATTCGCGTAGGGGACGAAGTTCTTGTGGTGTTTGCCAGCCGCTGCATAGACGGCTGGTGGCAAGGGGGGCAATCCGCTCCGCCGCCTGATGGCCGCATGCATGATCTTTCGGACGGCTTCGCCATCATTGGCCCCAGGTCGCAGGCAACAAAACTAGATCCTGCCGTGGACGTGGAAAACGTCCAGCTACGCACCGACGATGGCCAAGCCACCCTGACTATGAAACCCGATTATACTATTGAGGTTACGAACCCGGAGGCCAGTGTAACGCTTACGCCTGCTGGGGATATCACGTTAGAGGCGACGGCACAGGTGACTATCAAGGCTCCGCAGATCACCCTGGAGGGCAATGTCACAACCACGGGCGCTGGCGGTGCGGCGGGCACTGTGGATATGAAAGGCGCTATTGCGCTGGAGGGTTCGCTGACATCAACGGGCGACCAGGTTGCTGCTGGCATCAGTACCTCCCAGCATACTCATACTGGAGTGCAGCCGGGCGGCGGCAGCACTGGAGAGCCGCAGTAATGCGCTACCGCAAGTTGGATGCCGACGGCGATTTTCAGATGGGGCATGGCGGCGCTGACTATCACGTAGATACGCCGGAGTGTGTGGCACAGGCGGTCAAGACGCGGCTGGCCCTTCTGGCTGGTGAATGGTTTCTGGATCTGACCGAGGGCACGCCCTACGCCAGCCACGTTTGGGGCAAGCACGTCAAAAGCACATATGACCCGCTGTTGCGCAGGCGCATTTTGCAAACTGAGGGCGTGCTTGAGCTGGTGAGCTTTGAAAGTACCTTTGACCCGGAGACACGTAAATTGACCGTGTCTGTCGAACTTAACACCGTTTACGGGGAGGCCGCCGTAAACACCACCCTCACTCTAAACACCCTGGAAAAGTAAGCTATGGCTGACGGCGCATATATCGATAGAGACGGCCTGCACCTGCCGGATTACCCCGCCACGCTGACCGCTCTGCAAGAAAAGGTTAGGGGCATTTTTGGCGAAGATCTGTATTTGGAGCCTGACAGCCAGGAAGGGCAGCTTGTGGCCATCTTCGCGCTGGCTCAACAAGACACGTATAATCTGGCTGCAGCCGTGTACAACGCCTTTAGTCCGCATACTGCCCAGGGTGCGGGGCTTTCGCGCATGGTTGTCATCAATGGCATTCGTCGGCAATCGGCAAGCTACAGTACCGTGCCAGTGGTTTGTATTGGCACGGCGGGCACTATTATAAACGGCGGCATTGCTGAAGACGACGCCGGGCAAAAATGGAATCTGCCCGCCAGTGTCACCATACCAGCATCCGGCGAGGTCCACGTTACCGCCACAGCCCAGGACATCGGCGACGTGCGCGCTGCCGCTGGCGAGGTCAATAAGATTGCCACGCCTTGCCGGGGGTGGCAGAGCGTCAGTAACCCACAGGCCGCCACGCCTGGCGTGGCTGTGGAGACAGACGCAATCTTGCGTTCCCGTCAGGCCGTATCCACTGCACTGCCCAGCCGCACTGTATTTGAGGGTACGTTAGGGGCAGTAGCAAACCTAAATGGAGTCAGCCGCTGGCGGGGCTACGAAAACGATACGTCTACCGTTGACGCCAACGGCCTGCCGCCACACAGTATTTGCCTTGTTGTCGAGGGCGGCGACAGTGCCGCCATTGCTGAAGCCATTGTCCTGAAAAAGACGCCTGGCTGTTATACCTTGGGCGATGTCGAAGTAATGACGCGTGACTCCAAAGGGCTGCCCAATGCTATACGTTTTTTTCGTCCGATTGTCGTGCATGTGCGCTTGCGCGTGACCTTGCAGCCGCTGGCCGGATATCTGTCTACTACCGGATCTGCCATAAAATCTAATATCGCCGCTCACATCAACGCCTTGCGTATCGGTGATGACGTGCTGGCCAGTCGATTGCTTACGCCCATAAATGCGGCTGACGCCATAGGCACACGCACGTTTGACGTGATGAAGCTCGAATACAGCATTAACGATGAAACGTGGCATGAAGGCAATATTGCTATTGCCTTCAACGCTGCCGCCACCTGCGATGTTGATGATATCAGCCTGCCAGGGGTTGAGTGATGGCGAATAACGACTACCCCGGCCTTGTTACAAGTCAACATCAAAAACCGCGCTATACTGCCCTGGTTGCTGTGCTGACCCAGCCCCTGGTTGACGCTCAGGCGCTGCTGGCTGCCATGCCTGCAGCTTTTGACGTTGACACCGCCGTGGGCGTGCAGCTTGACGCTGTGGGTTTGTGGGCGGGTATTACCCGTGTGCTGCGCGTGCCGCTATCCGGCGTCTACTTCGCCTGGGGCGTTGAGGGCGTTGGTTGGTCGGAGGGCGTGTGGAAAGGCCCGTATGACCCCACCAGCGGCCTCACCAGTTTACCTGACGATGTGTTCCGGCGGCTGATCAAGGCTCGTATCGCGGCCAACGCCTGGGATGGCTCCATACCTGGTGCTTATAGCGTGTGGGAATCTGCATTTGCGGATACAGGCAGCATCATTCTAATCCAAGACAATCAAGATATGAGCATGGTTGTCGGCATTGCGGGCATGCGGCCAGACGCTGTCACACAAGCGTTGCTTATGGGCAATTACATACCACTCAAGCCGGAGGGTGTGCGCGTGAGCTGGTACGCCGTCACTAATGACGGTGGGCCGTTGTTTGCCTGGGGCTGTCAGGCCGATGGTCTTGCGGGCTGGGGCGCTGGGCGCTGGCCCACAGTTTTGCGCCCCACTGTATAGCCCCCTGAACAATATCACGGTGTGCGCAACAAGCCCCCACGGGTACACAAGAGGCATGGGAGGATTTATGGCTGACAAAGATACTGGCGTTATCGTCGCGCCTGAAGACGTGATCAACGATATTTTGCCGTTTTGCGCCCAGGGCGTTGAGGGGCGCGATATGCTTTCGCAGGCGGCATACATCGACGATTTGCAACGCGGCATCGGTCACCAGCCTGGCATTGCACGGCAAGAGCTCGCTAACAAGCAGGCCCGGCAAACATCACATATCACGGCTGGCCTTGCACAGTTCTTGGCGCGTCGCTATGCGCCTGGCGTGAAAGATGATGGTGATCTGGATCGGGTTGAATCGGCCCTGGTGTCTGTCATCCTCGACCTGCTTGCCACGCGCCTACCCGGCATCGCCACATTGTTGCAGCCCGGCCTGGTCATGCCCGACGGCACTACTCTCTCTGTAGACAATACTGGCAGACTTTCGGTCATAGTGCAGCAGCAAATGGACCCCGTGGGCGGCATTAGGTTTTTTGAAGATGAGATGCCCCGACCGGGATATGTTGAGTGTAACGCGGGCGTCGTCACCGATTTTTCTACGCGATACCCGCAAATGGCCGCGTACCTTGAAACCCCGTGGGGGCAGGCGCGGCTTGTATCAAGCTTGGCAGAATATGAAACTCTTCATACTGCGATCTGGCACACCAATGCCGACGGCACAACGGTGGGATGGCAAGGCATCGGCGGCGTGGCAAAATTCTGGTGGGATAAAACCGCCGACACCCTGAAAATGCCCGACCTTCAGGACATGTTTCAGGGCGCGGCAGGTCCCTCTCTCGGCGTGGGAGAGGTGCAGGGGGACATGATGCGGCGGATGCTTGGCATGATAACAATCGGCACTGTCGGT